TCTAATAAGCTGGCAACCGCAAACAAAAACCCTGTTGGAGTGTTGGCAATACTCAATAGACACTATCAATGGAACTTGCCCGGTGTCAGCAAGGAAGCAGCCAACAAGAGCAATCTATCCCTTGAGGATATGGCGGGAAAGATAGCAGAATTGGCACAAAACAATACAGTTATAGAACAGATAGAACCGCCAAAAACCTAATACTTTCAATGGTTTCACGAATTGCATTGTAAATTAAATGTAAAAATAGAGTATACATTGTTTACATTGTGCAATTTGACGAATGGTTGAAAATGGGTAAATAGGGACGCCGGAGCGGATGTGGAAAGGGCGCCCGGGGGTTTATATGATCGCACCGATTGCCCCTTTTAAGCACCACAAACTTCCTCAAAAATAAAAAGACACTATATATATTATTATTACCAACAAGGGATATACATTATATGAACATAATAAGGGAATGTATTTTAGAATATAGACTTACATATATGGGAGAAAGATTATTTGGAAATAGTGTTATTAAATCGCATATAAAGTCGTTAAAAGAAATGACAAAATGCTTTATAGATTTGATTACACCAACAAAGGATATAGATATTGATTTCTGAAAAATTCCAAAAAAATAAAAAAGAGAGATATTAACTATCCCTCTTTACCCATTGAATGTCATAACCCATAACATCTGCAAGACTAACCATTTCGGAGTACTTGATCGTTTCCCTTGAAAGTTTGTTGTTGATGTTGGATATAGTAGTTGGCACTTCGTTGTTTTGGTTATAGCCGGAAATCACATCCGTAAAAGTCATACCTGCAAGAGCCAACTTTGACTTAAAGAATTTTTGAAGTTCACTTTTCATAATTCACCGCCTTTAACATTTTGTGTAAGAGTTTACCACACGGAATAAAATTATTCAATATAATGTAAAAATAGGTTGTATTTTAGTTTACAATGATGTATAATTACACTATATTAAATAATTCAAGGGGGGGGTATTACTTATGAAGATTGGATATGTAAGAGTAAGCACAAAGGAACAGAACGAAGCAAGACAGATTTCCTCAATGCAGGAGCAAGGTGTTGATAAGGTTTATATGGATAAGCAATCTGGTAAAGACTTTAATCGTCCACAATACCAAGAAATGATTGCGAATCTGCAAAAAGGTGACGTTGTTGTTTTGCACTCGCTTGATAGACTTGGAAGAAACTATGATGAGATTATCAAAGAGTGGAGCAAAATCACAAAAGAGATTGAAGCAGACATAATTGTTTTGGATATGCCACTTTTGAACACAACAATTAGCCAAAATGATTTGACCGGAAGATTTATGGCAGACCTGGTATTGCAGATTTTGTCTTATGTGTCCGAAACAGAACGTCAAAACATTAAGAAAAGACAAGCCGAAGGTATTGCGATTGCGAAAGCAGAGGGAAAATACAAGGGTAGGGCAAAGAAAGATGTTGATATGGACCTTTTCAACGAAAACAAGAAGTTGTTAAAGGCTGGAAAGATAACAAAAGTTGAGTTTGCTAACATTTTAGGTGTATCAAGACCAACTTTAGATAAACTGTTAAGGGGATGATTTTTTTTGAAAAGCAAAGAAAGAAGAGAATTTTCAAATACAAAATTTAAGAGAATAATGAAAGATAATTTAGGTAGTGTGTGTTGTAATTGTGGTTCTACACAAAATATACACTATCATCATATTGTTCCGTTATCATTAGGCGGTACTAATAAATTAACAAATATTGTACCGATTTGTGAAGAATGTCATGGAAAAGCACATGGCGGAAGGAAAATGAATTGTATGCACGAAAATAGCATGGATGGTAGACCGAAACTTGTTCCGCCAGATGGTTACGAAGAAATAATACAGGGATATTTGTTCGGAAAATATGGAAAAAGCGAGTGTCAAAATCTTTTAGGAATGAAAAAGGGGCAGAAGATAAATGACAAAAGTTACTTTAAAGAATATCTGAAAGAGAACAAAATAGTAGAACACAAAAATATGATTGATGTACTTTATTGTGATAAAAACAATAGGGGAAAGAAAAGAGATCCGGATAAAGTAGTTGCATACATAAAATACTCGGATGGTTCAAAATACAAATTGAATCTTAAAGAGTTTGAAGAAAAATATTACAAAAGATAATCTAAAAATTCTAATTTACCAAACGATAACTCAATCGAAAATTACCAAAGAAAAACTGAATAATACTAAACAATGGGGAGTGATTTACTTGATTACCAACATAATATCCAAACTTTTAGCAATGATAATGCTGCTACTAATACCAATTTCATTTATTGGAATGTTCTTTAACTTTTGGCTGTTCTTAGAGATACTCACATTCGACTTAATAACAATCACAATGCTTTTAGTGTTTACGGAACAGTTTGAAACAACAAGGATGCAGAAAGTAGGGTATGCGTTTATCGGTTGCTTTTATTTTGTGTCAATTATCCTAAACGCAGTTATGGCAGATACGATATTCTTAACAATTTCGCAAGTGTTTGCATTGTTCTTTGAAACAATTGGACTAGCACTTGTAATAGCAGGGAAAGAGGTAGCAGAATGAGTAACGAAGAATTAGTAAGACAACATAAAGCAGTATGCGATATGCTAAACGAGATTTACGAACAGAAGAACAAGGCATACGGTGATAGTTTCAGACAAACATACAACGATTTAGGCATTATTTCAGCAGTAACACGCATAAATGACAAGTTTAACCGGTTGAAAACACTTGCAAAGAACAAGGAAATCAATCAAGGTGACGAAAGTATTGCGGATACGCTATTAGATATGGCTAATTACTGCATAATGACGTATATGGAGTTGCAGAATGAGAATAAATGTGTAAAGGAGAACGAAAATGAATAAATGGATGGGAATAGGACGAGTATGTAAAGACACAGAATTGAATACAAGTGGCAAGGTTGCGACAAACTGTATCGCAGTTGACCGGGCATTAAAGGATAAAGACGGAAATAAAGTGACAGATTTCATAAATTTACGTTGGCTAGGCGAGAAACAGGCACAATTTGCAAAGAATTACATTCAAAAAGGCACAAAAATAGGTGTTACAGGTAGTCTTTGCATTGAAAATTACAAGGATAAAGACGGAAATTACAAGCAATCAGTGTATGTAATGGTACAGGAAACAGATTTCTGCGAGAGCAAGGGTGCAAATCAGCAGAATAATAACAGGCCGGCTCCAAATCCTTCAAGTGATGATGGATTCATGAATATTCCTGATAATATCGGTGATGAATTACCATTTCAGTAATAGCCTACAAAAGTTTCATTTCATATAACCTCCGCGGTGATTGTTGGAATTTTACAAGGTTCGATTCCTTGCACCGTATTTGTGCTATTAGTTGCCATGATAGTACATATTTTCTCCTTCGGTTGGTGGCTACATAGGTTCGGTGTTTGAGTGATGCACCGCCACATTTCGTAGTGTGGGTAGCCATTTCCACAAGAGACAATTCTTAGTCGCAAATAAGAGATGTAAAAAACTTGTATGTGCTAGTTAATTGCCACAAATTTGCGATAACGTGACAATGAAAACACATACCACGTTGGAAGTCTGTTAGTGCTAGCGTAGTGGTTTTTAAGACGTGAAACTGTTGTAACTCCGAACAGTATAATCTACGGAGTAATACAGTATATAGCAAAAGCTAAAACATGGTTTTGTTGTGGTAGCAACCTATGAACCGCAACAGTGCGAAGTCCAGAACGCTAGGGTAAACGTTTTCATATATTGTGTTAGGTCGGCTGACACAACATCTACTTCGCACTAATGGGGTATCGCCAAATGGTAAGGCACAGGGTTTTGGTTCCTGTATGTGTTGGTTCGAATCCAACTACCCTAGTTACAAAAAATAAGGGGGATGTAAGATATGTGGTTATTAAAATTACATTTTGCAATATCAATTTTATGTTTATTGGTTTTAATTGGTGTAAATACTGTTTTGCTACCGATAGTGAAAGATAACGGATGGGGTAAAGAAAAACATTCTGCAAAAGAGGTTGTTTCCGCAACTATACGATTAGTGTTTACTTCTTTTATTCCGTTGATAAATTTATTAGTAATGTTAGCTTCATTTGTAATGATTTTTGTCAAAAAGGATGATTACGATAAATGGAGCTAGAAAACAAAAAATAATAAAGGGCAAGCAAATAGTCAAGAACAAGAAGAAAATGCAAAATAGGGGCAAATATGAACGTTAGGAGTGGTTGTATAAGTGATTACATTGGAAGATTTAAAACAACAATATACTAAGTTCAGTGGAAATAGATATGTTGTTGCTATTGCTAGTAATGATATACCACTATTTATTTGTAAAACTTATGAAGAGGCTTTAGAAACTGTAATTGATGAAAATAAAAGAGGTTTTAGAATGTGCAAAGTTGTTGATTTACTGCAAGCATAATAGGGGGTGTTAGGAATGAAAGATTGTTACGGATGTGTAAGAGAGTTTAGCACAAATATTTCAGAACAATTAGAATTTTGTAATTATTGCAAGAGAAATGACAATCAAGAATTTCACGAAGATAAATACGAATTATATATGATGTGTAATTTTGAAAATTGCAGACACAACAAAGATGGAAAATGCACAAGTGAAGAAGATAGAAAAATTTGTGTTGACGTTGCAAAAAAGGTTTTGTGTGTAGGGGAGAGTGAGAGAGAATGAAAAAGCCAAAATTTATATTCCAGGTAAACCATAACAATACTGCAAAAGTTTATGCTAATAAAAAATGGCAGAAATATGTAACAGAAATACACATTGACGGTTATCCAATGGATTACAACATTGAAATAAAGCAACATAAGTTAAAAAACGGAGTACCTTATGTAGAAAACAACGATGTTGCAAGCAAGACTACAAAAATTCATTATGGAAATTAAGTAAATAACTAACCGGCTATCAGCAGAGATGGTCGCTAACCAACAAAAATTATTGGCAGGAGTAAAGCACTTCTGCTAATTGTAGGAGTGCTATTTTTATGCAAGAAGTTAAAAAGCAATATCAACTTGTGGAAAACTTAATATCGCAGAATGGTGCAACAATGCAACACATAGAAATTATCTATGGACTAGCTGACATATCCATAAACCAAAAGAACGATGTTAAATATGGATTGAAATTGTCTGCAAGGGCAAAAGAATTACTTGAAAAGCTGATATTTGACAAGGTTGGTGCAGATGTATGGAAACTTGACGAAGTGTGCAAGGTAAACAAGGTAAGTGTTCCAGAGTTGGACTTCTATTTTGAGATTTTGAAGCTAGAAGCGGTGCATTTGTTAGATAGTTATGCGTTGTATATCGAGAAGAACAGACCGCCAAAGGAAAGATTTTACTTACCACGAAGAAAAACCTTGAAAAAGGTTGTGGATAAACTACAGGCCTTAGAGGATGATGAGTTAGACGAGTTATTTGTACATATGCCGGCGAGAATTGGTAAAACGCAGATTATGACTATATATGCTGCTTGGCACTGTGCAAGAGATACAGAAGCTTCAAACCTTTATTGTACTTACAAAGAGAGTTTAGGTGGTGCGTTCTTAGATGGTGTAATGGAAATGTGGACAGATCCTACATATTGCCACTTAGACGTATTTCCGAAAGCAGTAATTGTCTATACGGATGCTAAAAATCACAAGGTAGACTTGCAACGTAAGAAAAAGTACAAGTCACTATCCGGCAAAGGCTTAGAAAGTGGTTTGAATGGTGAGTACGATGCAAAGGGTGTACTTATCATTGATGATATTATTGAGGGTATTCAAGATGTATTGAACCCGGAAACACTGAAACGTAAGCAGACAGTATTTGACAACAACCTTATGTCGAGAGCAAAAGAAAAGTGTAAGATTATCTATAACGGTACTATTTGGAGTTTGCACGATATTTACATGAACCGCTTAGACTTCTTAGAGAATAACCCGGAAGCAACAGGAATACGTTGGGAAATTTTGAAGATACCTGCTTTAGATCCGGTTACAGACGAAAGTAATTTTGATTATGAGTATGGAGTTGGTTTTAGTACACAGTATTATCGTACCAAACGTGCAAAATTTGAAGAAAATGACGATATGGCGAGTTGGTTCGCGCAATGTCAGCAAGAGCCGATTGAGAGAGATGGTGCAGTATTCAACCCGGAACACATGAGATTTTACAATGGCGTGTTGCCTAGTGAAGAACCTTTGAAGATACTAAGCGCTTGTGACGTTGCTTTAGGTGGTGGAGATTACTTGTCAATGCCGATAGCGTACATTTACGAGAGTGGCGATGTGTATATTCACGATGTAGTGTTTGACAATTCCGAAAAGGATATAACACAACCGCAAGTGCTAAAAGCTATTACGGATAACAAGGTTACAAGCGGTTTCTTTGAGAGCAATCAAGGTGGCGAGGGATATAAAGACGATATAGATCGCCAACTGAAAGAGAAATACAACTACAAAATGACGTTAGTATCGAAGTATGCACCAACTAGAGTGCGTAAAGAGCAGAGAATATGGGATAATGCACCAACTATACGTCAGTTTATATTTAGAGATACAGGATGCAGAAGTCCACAGTATCGTAAATTTATGACAAATCTATACAGTTTCACAATTAACGGAAAGAACAAACATGATGATGCTGCAGATAGTTTATCGCAGTTATCGGACTTTATAAACAACGGAAGTGTAGTGAAAACCGCAAGGATATTAGAGAATTTTATGTAGGAGTGTGATTTTAGTGGATGCAAAACAGTATTTGTCGCAGATTAGCAGATTAAACAGAACAATACAAAATAAATTATCCGAAATATCGCAATTAAGAGAGTTGTCGTTTGGAATTAAGGCGGTTGCGAATGAAGAAAGAGTGCAAACAACCCCAAACTTTGACAAAATAGGTACTTCAATAGCCAAAATTGACGAAATGGAAAGAAACCTAGATAAAATGATAGATGAATATGTTGACAAGAAAAACAAGATTATTCAGCAGATAGATAGCATTGAAGATGAAGTTTTGTACGGAATTTTATTTGCTAGGTACATAGAAAAGAAAACATTTGAGAAGATTGCTACGGAAATGAATTATTCTTTTAGACAAATTATTAGATTGCATGGTAAAGCACTATATGAATTTGACAAAATGTACGGAAGTCAATACCACGATTTGTAAGATGTCCTAGAATGTCACATTAAAAAAATGTTATGTATATAGTGGATAGTGTCACTTGATACGATTCGCTCATGTTGAATAACCCCCTATGAGATAACCACTTACGTTATGTAGGTGGTTTTTCTTATGGAATTTTTTAGAGGTAGTAGTAGTTATGGCAAAAGCAAAAAATATATTATGTCCGCGCTGTGGTAGAAAAATAGGAACACACGATGGCAAATCAACGATTATTAAGACAATTTTGTGTCAGAAAGATAAATTGCTTGTTGTTTACGATCCGTTAAAGGACAAGGCAAGCATTAGTCACAAGGTAGAGCGTTCAAGCAGTAGCGGAAAACGATTTTATTGATAGGTGGTGTTTGAGTAATGCAGTATGGTAGATATGAGTTATTTACGGACTTGCCGGAAGTAACATACGAGAATGTAATTGAATTATTGAGAAAAGTATTGCCAACACATCTACAAAACGCTAGTAGAATTGATTACTTGTTGGAGTATGAAGCAGGAAATCAACCTTTGCCACGTGAAAAGCAGTACAGAAAAGATATAGATTGTCAATGCGTAGACAACGTAGCGCATGAAATCTCAAAATTCCATATCGGCTACAAATGGGGTATTCCAATTACCATTATTCAGCGTGGAGAAAAAGATAGTGGAAATGACAAAGAAATCGAAGCTATTTCGTTGCTTAATGAACAGTACGAACTACAGAACATCCGTAAGAAAACACAAAGACTTGCAAGATTTGTTGAGATTTGCGGTGTTGGATATACATTTGTTGACATTAACAGTGATTACGAAGATGGAGAAAGTTATTTCAACATTGAAGCACTTGACCCTAGAACAACATTTGTAATTCGTTCAAGCTATTATTTTGATAGACGAGTGATGATGGGTGTTACATATCGTGTAGATAGCAACAATGATTACCATTTTACTTGTTTTACAAAATCACAAAGATTTGAGATTGCTAGAGAAACAAACGAGTACAAGCACATGGTAAGAAGTGGCGAGAAAAACCCTTTAGGTGTTGTACCGATTATCGAATATATCCGTAATGACGATAGAATGGGTTGTTTTGAAAGACAAATTTCCGATATGGATAATTTGAACTTGCTTATATCGGACTTTACAAATGACGTAGACCAAAACACACAGACTATTTGGCATTGTAACGATGTTGAGTTCCCAACAGAGATTGTCAAGTTGGAAGATGGCACAGAGCAAGAAGTTGTACGCAAGCCAAAAACAAATGATTGGATGCAGACATTCACTACTAAGGACGGAAAGACACCTTTTGTCAATCCTTTAGCAGTAAATTACGATTACAACGGAATGTTGCAGAATATCATTACTAGACGTTTAACAATCCTACAAAATGCTGATGTGCCATGCAGAAATGATAACAGTGGCGGTTCAACAGGAATTGCTATGTCAGATGCAACCGGTTGGAGTAATGCCGAAACAGTAGCAGCTTCACAACAGAACATTACAGAGGGTTGCAAAATGGAAGAGGTTAAGGCTGTTTTAAAAGCTATTCAAAACTCTTCTGACGTTCCTACAGATAGTGCATTACTAACATTGAGATATAGAGATTGTCAGCCGAACATTAAGCGTAATAAGACTTATGAATTGGCAAGCAAGACAAATGCGTGGGCTACACTTGTTAAACATGGCATGAATGGTTATCACGCACTGAAAACTGTAAACCTAGTTGATGATGTAAATCAAGTATGGGCAGATAGTAAAGAGAATGTTGAGAAGTTCCAAATGAGTGTATTTGGGAACAAAGCAGAAAGCAATATGATAAACGAACAACCGAATAAAGACAGATTACAAGCAGACTATTCAGACCAAACACAAAATAGTCCAAATCTTAGCTAACAAGGTGCTAGAGAAATCTAGTGCCTTTTTTATATGCCCTAGAGAAAGGGCAATACAAATTTCGCAAACAGTTAGAGAAAACTTAAATCGCAGAAAGTAGAGGTAAGAGATTATGGCAGAAGAAATCAAAAACAATGTGGGCGAAACCACAGAACCAAATGTAACTGAAAATCAGCCAACAGTTGATGAATTGATGGCACAAATTACTCAATTAACCGCTGACAGAGATAAATACAAGTCGGCAAATGACAAGTTGAGTAAGTCAGAGGCGGAGATGAAAAGACAGTTAAGAGCCAAACAGACCGAAGATGAACGATTGGCAGAAGAACAAGCAGAACAACAACGTATCAGAGAAGAAGAATACGAGTTGTTAAAGGCTGAAAACAATCGCATGAAGGCTGTGGGTGCTTACAAGTCTATTTCCAACGAAAAAGTGGTGGAGAAACTCATTGAAGCGGTTTCTAATGCAGACCATAACGAAATTGCTTTGATTATCGACAACGAAATTAAGGCAGCCGTAAAGTCGGCACAAGCAGAGTGGTTGAAGTCAAGACCGCAAGCAAATATCGGTACTGACACAGCAATCACAAGAGATGAAATTTTGGCTATCAAAGATTCTGCAGAAAGACAGGCAATGATGGCACAACACATTGAATTATTTAGAAAGTAGAGGTAAAAAATTATGGCAGTTATTGAAAACACAACAACAACAGCACAGATTACTACAGAAGTAAGAGAGATTGATTTTATCACACGTTTTGAACAGACATGGCAAGCATTGAGAGAAATCATGGGTATTATGCGTCCGGTTCGTAAAACTCCGGGAACAAAGCTTGTAGCAAGCAAGGCTGAAATCGAATTACAGGACGGAAATGTTGCAGAAGGTGATGAGGTTCCATTATCTCAAGCAACTGTTACACCGGTTTACTACGAGGACTTAACACTTGAGAAGTTCCGTAAGCGTGTAACCGCAGAAGCAGTAAACAAGTATGGTGCTAAGATTGCTGTACAGAAAACAGATGATGCACTTTTGAATGAGTTGCAGGGCAATGTAATGGATAGATTCTATCAGTTTGCATTAACAGGTTCTTTAACCGCAGAGGAAGATACATTTCAGATGGCACTTTCTATGGCTATTACAATGGTTAAGGACAAGTTCAAGAAGATGCACTTAAACTATGGAAACGTAGTAGCATTTGTAAATACTCTTGATGCAGGTCGTTATCTTGGTGCTGCACAGATTAGCACACAGACAACAAATGGTATTGAGTACTTAAAGGACTTCTTAGGTGCAAGCGTAGTAATTATTTCTTCTGAAATTCCTGAAGGTAAGGTTATTGCTACACCTGCAGACAATATTGTTCTTTACTACATTGACCCATCTGATGGTGACTTTGAAGAGTTAGGATTGTACTACACAACAGGACAGGGCGAAACAAACCTTATCGGTGTTCATAAGGAAGGTGTTTACGGAAGAGTTTCCGGCGATACACACGCACTTATGGGTATGAAGTTGTTTGCAGAGTATCTTGATGGTATTGCAGTTATTACATTTGGTGGTGCAGGAGCATAATAAATTATTCGGAGTGTGATTATTATGGGTTATAAAGTAATCAACTACTTTGAAGATTTGCAAGATTTTAACCATCCATATCGAGTTGGGGATGTATTTCCCCGACTTGGTATGAAAGTAAGTGAAGCAAGATTGAAACAGTTATCAACTGCAAACAATCGGCAAAAGAAACCGCTTATTGAGTTGGTAGAAGAAAGAGTAAGTGTTCAAGTAGAAGAAATCAAAGAGGATAAGATTGTTGAGAAACAACCACCAAAATACACCAAAACAGATATTAACCGAATGTCAACTGCTGAATTAAAGAAGTTTGCGAAATATCAAGCTATTAGCGGTTATAAAGATATGACAGGCGGAGAACTGAAAAAGGTGTTGATTGATAAGTTAGGCTTGTAAAGGAAGTGTATCTATGGAATTGCAAGAAGAAATTATTGCTGATTTAACAAATGAATTACAAGGTGATGATGATTTCAACGATAAGCTTCTTGCGGTTAAAGTTAAGAACGCTATCAAAGAAATCAAGTTGGCTAGAAAATACCCTAGTTCATATACGGAAGATATGATTAACAAAGATTTGTTGAATTATTATTCTGAAATAATGAACCTTGCTAGATATGACTATAACCAAAGTGGTGCAGAAGGTCAATCTTCACACAGCGAAGGTGATACTAGCAGAACATGGGTAAAACGAGATAGTCTTTTCAGTGGAATTATACCACTTTCAAAAACAATATAAGAAGATTGTGCGTGACATAGTGCTATTGTGCGGAATGGTATTGTGTCGCAGGGTTTCCAACAGTGCGGTGGTGGGCGGTTGGAAGTACAAGAGAGTGAGGACTTGAATATGACAATAGAGGTTGCTTTAGCTGTAAGTATTATATCTGTTAGTTTCTCAATTTTCTTTGGATTGAAAAACAGCAAGAAGTCCGATGAAAAGGATATTGCTGAAAGAATTGCAAGAGATACAAGAACTGATATGAAACTTGACGAAATTAGCAAGGACGTTAAGGAAGTCAAGGAAACAGTTAGGAACATTCAAAATGACGTTAAAGACCACGAGGGTAGAATTGTCAAGTTGGAAGCAAGCTATAAAGCAGAGCATAAAAGACTTGATGAAATCTTTGAAATGGTCGGTTTCAAGAAGGATGTGAAAGATGATGAGTAATAAGGCTTATGACGTGCTAAAGTGGGTAGCAATGTATTTGTTGCCGGCACTTGGCACACTTTATTTTGCACTTGCGGGGATTTGGGGATTGCCTTATGGAGAAGAGATTGTAGGTACAATTACTGCAATCGACACTTTCTTAGGTGTAATTCTAGGCATTAGCAATTCACAATATAAAAAGCGAGTTGATGAGTGATGCGTACTTTGAGAAAAAATAAACAACGTATGTTTTATTCCCTTTACAAATCGGAAGAAACTGTTTACGAAACAGACGAATACGGAAACATTAAGTATATGGAGATTGATGGTGTGCAAGTTCCGATAGAAGTCGGTACAAAAGAGCCACACTATGATACACCGATTGAATTTAAGGCTAATATCTATTCGGAATTAAACGAAATGCACTTAAAATCGTATGGGGTAGACCAATCTTCCATTTACTCTGAAATAATCGTTGAAAAGGGCAAATTACCGCTTAAAATCGGTACAATAATTTGGAGAGAGAGTGAAATCATTTACGAAGATGAAGAACAGACCACTCCAAAGCAATCATCGGCTGATTATACAGTTGTTGGAATTATGACAGAGGGATTGAATACCGATGCGTATTTACTGCAACGAAATAGTAGTGAGAGTGATAATAATGGCTAAGAAACGATTTAAAAGCGATTTGTCAATTAGTGGAATAAAGCAATTGCAAGAAGATATTATTAAGTATCAAAACACTTTACCAAACAAGGCAAGATTACTAGCTGAAAGACTTGCCGAAATGGGTGTTGAGATTGCAAAAGTGAATATATCAAGATTGGATGCAGTATTTACAGGAGAGTTGATACAAAGTGTTCATTCAGTAAATAAAAGTAGCACTAGAAATGGTGCTGTTTTTTGCGTTGTAGCAGATAGCGAACACGCAGTATTCGTTGAATTTGGTACAGGTATTGTAGGACAACAAAGTCCATACCCTTATCCGTTGCCTAGTGGTATGAATTGGCAATATGCAAGCGGTCAAACAATACGTCAACTTGCAGATGGCAGGTATGGTTGGTTTTATCCTGCAGATAACGGACAGTGGTACTTCACAGAAGGTATGCCTAGTAGACCATTTATGTATGAAACTGCGTTAGAACTACAAAAGAAAGTAGTTGAAGAAGCTAAGAAAATATTTAAGTAAGGAAGTGATTAGATGGCAAGTTGGATAGCAGACGTTGAAGCAAAGTTGTTTACGCTTGTTAAGTACAAGGGTGAAAAGGAATTAAAAGAACAATATCCACGCATCTATTACACAACCGACAATATGGCTTCGACAGACACATATTACCCAACTGTTTACATGAAATTTCTTCCAAATGGAGAAAGTGGCAGAGATTTAGAGGGTAACAGAATAAACGCTTATTTGTGCGGTATTCAATTAGAAGTTACAGTATCTAAAGAACAAGGTCAAACAGTTGCTAAAAAAGTAATGTGGCAAGCAATAGAAACGCTACAATCAAAAGGTTTTGAAGTGTTTAATACTCCGGAAGACATTTCAACAACAACAGATAACAAAAGATACGTTGCTAGAGTAAGACGTAGCATAGGTTTTAATGATTATATTTAGAAATTAAATGGGTGGGTTATCCACTCATTTTTTTATTTAAAGAAAGTGAGGTAATTGATATGGCTACAGGCTTAAAGAGTAGAATTATTTACAGAGAATCGTTAGCAGAGGTTGGCGAGAATTACTGGGCAGGTACTTACAAATTGCTTATCAGAGCAAAGTCAATCCCATCTCCTATCGGTACACCAAACATGGTAGATACTTCAACATTAGAGGACGTTGTAGAAACACAAGAGGGTGGACGTAAGTCTGCTAACTCAATGGAAGTTTCTGGTGCGTTTGAGAAGAAGTACAAGGATGATTTGGTTGCTATGGAAGGTAAAGACCTTGACATGATTATCATGTATGGTACAGATGGTAAGGGTTCAGAAGGTATGCTTGCGTTCCAAGGAACAGAATACTTCTCACCAGACGAAGCTACTGACGAGCATTTAACAGGTACAACTTCAATTTCAGTACAGACAGTGCCACGTTGGATTGAAGATGATTACGATGTAACAGTTGAGGAAGATGATTTAGGTTATCCTACATCTATTACTTTAACTGCAAAATCAGCTTAATAATTTTATTATTGGTATTAAGGAGAGGGCGGTTTTCGGACTGCCCCTTTCCCTTTTATACCGATGGGAAAGGTAAGGTAAAATATTATGGTATTAAATATTGGTGGAAAAGATTATACATTTGAATACAGTATTGAAGCTTCATTATGTAACGAGTGTACCGAAAAGGTAACAGGGTTGATGGTCGGTTTAGCAGAAGCACAAAGCGAAGAAGATATTAAGGGTGTTGTAAAGTCTATTGCAGACGTTCCAAAAACAACTCTTACAATGTTTTACGCAGGATTGATTGAAAACCATTCAGACGAAGTTCAATCTGTGGCAGATGCAAAAGAATTAGTAAAAACATACATGAAAGAGCATAAGGAAGATGGTACAGGAAACTTCTATGCACTTATGGAATTGCTAATTGAACAAATGGGTAATGACGATTTTTTCAACTTGATCGGAATGGACAAGATGTTCCAGACCGAAGAGGAGACGAAACCGAAGAAAGTGCCACAAGACCACAAAAAGAAAACAACAACGAAGAAAACGTCAACCGCAAAAGTTGGCGAGAAGTAATATATGATGATTGGCTTCCTACTGCAATAGCATACGGAATACCAGAACACATATTTTTTCATAGTACACCAAAACGATTGAAGCGTATCTATGAAGAAATGCAAGAGAAAAAAGACTATGAAATGTGGATGATGGGGCAATACATTATGCAATCGTTACAAGCAACGGTGTGTAATGGCTTTATTTGGCGAAATAAGGACACAGAACCTTATAAATACCCAAATAGTCCACTATTAAAAGAAAAGTCCGAAAAAGAGCAAAATACGAACAAAGAAAGCAACGAAGAAATTGCAGTATTTGAGATGAAAAAAAGAATTAAATTACTAGAGCAACAAGGACTAAGACAAAGTCCTAAATGATACAAGGGGAGATATGGTGTAAGAGCCTATCTCCTTATTTTTATGTGAAAGTAGGTGCGAATATGCCAACAGTAGATAATTTAGATATTGAAATATCGGCTAGTGTGAACAAAGCAAACGCATCTTTAGATTTGCTTGTAAAACGATTAGGGAAAGTTTCCGCATCACTTTCCGGAGTAAACACAAGAGGTATTGCAACTATGGCAAGCGGAGTAAATAAACTTGCCAACGCTATGAATAATTTTAGCAACAATACAAATACCGCTGTATTTACTAGATTAACACGAAACTTAAATTCACTTGGAAATATAGACCAAAGAGCAATCGCAAATGCCAGTAAGTCACTTGGCAAGATTGCCGGTGCTATGAAAGTGTTTAATAACATAAACGTAAGTGGAAATGCAATGCAACTAGGACAGTTGGCAAAGGGAATTTCTCAATTAGGCTATGCAAGTGCTACAAAGGCAATTAACAATATTCCACAGTTGGCTACTGCTATGCGTAATTTAATGCAAACATTGTCAACCGCACCTAGAGTAAGTCAAAACATTATTGATATGACTAACGCATTGGCAAAATTGGCTAGAACAGGTGCTAGTAGCGGTAGAGCAGCAAACTCATTAAGCAAGAGTTTAAGTTTATATTCTAAGTCAACAATCGGTGCAAAACGTAGTTCTTTAAGTTTAGCCGGTGCAATCGGTAAAGTATATGCTACATATTGGCTACTTTTTAGAGCATTTGGCAAAATAAGAGAAGCAATAGATATTTCTAGTGGATTGCAAGAGGTACAAAACGTAATAGACGTTACTTTTGGAGATTTTAAGCAGAAAGTAGAAGATTTGGCAAAAGTATCTATTACAGATTTTGGTATGTCTGAATTAACTGCAAAGCAAATAGCAGGTAGATTTCAAGCTATGGGAACTGCTATGGGTATTGCACAAGGCAAAATGTCGGATATGTCGATTGAATTGACGAAGTTATCGGCAGATATGGCTTCGTTCTACAATGTTGCACAGGAAGATGTAGCACGTTCTTTACAATCTGTATTTACAGGTGAAGCAGAGCCATTAAGAAAGTATGGTGTTGATTTAACACAAGCTACTTTAAAAACATTTGCTTTAAGTCAAGGTTTAGACAGCAATGTTGAAGCTATGACACAGGCTGAAAAGTCAATGTTGCGTTATCAGTATGTAATGCACGCAACAGGTGCAGCACAAGGCGATTTTGCTAGAACTAATAACAATTGGGCTAACCAAATTCGTATTTTAAAAGGCAATTTTCAAGAGTTAGCAGGTATTATAGGTGGTTCGTTTATAAATGCCTTAAAACCAATGGTAAAGGCTATAAACAGTGCCATGAGAGCAATTATTAACTTTGCTAAAGTGGTTTCTGAATCTTTAGGAAAGATTTTCGGTTGGAAATATGAAGATACAAGCGGTGGTGTTGCTGATGATATGGAAAATGCTAGTGATTATGCCGAAGATATGGCAGAAGGAACAGGGAAAGCAGCAGAAAACGCAAAGAAATTAAAGCAACAATTACAAGGTATAGATGAATTGAATGTACTTACTTCACCATCCGATACAGGCGGTAGTAGTGGAAGTGGCGGTGGTGCCGGTGGTGGTGCTACTGATAGCGGAAATGTTGGCGGTTGGACTAAAACAGATGGACTTTTAAAGGACTACGAAAGCCAATTAGATACGCTTTACAAACTTGGTGAAGCAATCAGCGAAAAATTAACAAAAGCTATGAATAGCATTGATTGGAATAGTGTATATCAAAGTGCTAAGAATTTTGGTAGTGGTTTTGCTAGTTTCTTAAATGGTTTGATTAGTCCGGAGTTGTTCGGTGCAACAGGAAGAACTATTGCAAGTGCTTTAAATACTGCTATTTACACCGCTTTGTCATTTGGTGAGGAATTTGATTTCTCTGATTTTGGATTGTCAGTTATTACGGGAATAAATGAGTTCTTTGATACATTTGATTTTAGTGCATTAGCAAAAACAATCAATACTTGGGTGCATGGTTTAGAGGATGCACTTATTACTGCTATTGCTAACTTTGATGCAAAAACAGTATTAAAAGGACTTACAGAATTTTTAACAGAGTTAGATTTAGATGTAATCATGCTTACTATTGGTACAGTTGCATGGAAATATAAAGGTTCGCAGATTGCATTAAATGCTTTAGGCTCATTATTGGCAAAAGAAGTATCTGTTGGTTTAGGAACAATGACAACAACTGCAAGCGTTTCATTAGGATTGTCTATTGTTACTGCTATTGTTGGTTTCAAACTTGGCAATTATGCTTACGATCATTTCCCAAATGTTCAAGAAGCGTCTGATTCGTTGGTTGAACTTGTGGCAGGGTTATTTGATGGTAATTACAGCCTAAGCGACTACATACAAGGTGGCATAGAGATGGGCATTGATTTGACTGTTAAGTTGCTTAATTTATTGCTTCCGGGTGATTCAAAAGTCAATGCAGATAAGATTTCTAAAAATTGGCTACCTAAGTATTTAGCAAGTTATTTGTTTGGAGATGAAACTGAAAAAAACAATGCAGTAAGTTTCTTTGCAAATATAGGAGTTAGGGTTTTAGAAAACGCTCAAACATTTTACAAAAATTATATTAAGCCTATTCTTGACGGAGTTGCTGGAAAGTTTGCAGAAATTGGACTTAGCATAAAAGGAACCGCGCAAGAATTTTATGACAATGTATTAAAACCATTCCTTGAAAAGATACCCGGATTAAATGCAGTTTTAGATATTGTTGGCAAAATAACAAAGACAGAAGATAACGTTCCAAAAGAACAAAAACAAATTGGTGGTTTTTTTTCTGTAATATCTAAATTTAAAGATAAAATAACCGGGAATAATAAAAAGCTTAATTCGTTTACTGCAAATGTCAAAAAGACACAAGATTCAAGAAAAGATAATAAGTATAAAAGATTGCCATTTACGGGCAATATTAGACTTGATAAATATTCATTTGACGGTTTAAAAGGTTTAAGAGCGCAAATTCAAGCAGCGTTTACTTCCGGAGAAAGTAGTTATACTTTTAGAGATAAAAACGGAAGGGTTCACACTATATATAAAAAAGATGGCGGTATTTACAAAAACGGAAGATGGCATGATATAGCACAATACGCAAGTGGCGGTTATCCAAATTCCGGTCAGATGTTTATCGCAAGAGAAGCAGGACCAGAACTTGTTGGAAGAATTGGAAATAGCACTGCGGTTTTAAATAACGACCAAATTGTATCTTCTGTATCGGCAGGCGTATATCAAGCAGTACGTTCTGCTATGTCTGAAACGCAGCCAAGTTCTTCCAATGTGGTGTTTGAGGTTCAAGGAGATCCAAACGGAATATTCAAGGTTGTTCAAAAGCAATCAAGAAATTATACAAACAGAACAGGAAGGCCAGCATTTATTTAAGATTGAAAGCACTTAGAGAAATCTAGGTGCTTTTTTGTTGCATAAAGGAGTGTGATTGTATTGGCATACAAAGGCTACCTAGTAAAAATTGATGATTGGGAAATTCCTAAGAGTTGGATAAAGGCAGAAACCTATTCAGTATTGCGTAGCGGTCAAGATTTAGACAGTTATCGTGACAGTGATGGTAAATTGCATCGTACTGCATTAAGTCATTTTCTAACTAAAGTAGAATTTGAAACTCCGGCATTAAAAACAAATACGGAAGTTTCTTCGTTTATGAAAAACATAAGGGATAGATACACAAACAAGACGGAAAAGAAAGTAAGTGCAACTGTTTACATCCCGGAAACTGATGATTACGAAACGCACGATATGTATATTCCTGATATTACGTTTTCTATGTATTACGCAGATGATGAGGTAATTCAATACAATTCATTTAGAGTGGCACTCATTGAGTATTAAGGTGGTGCGATATGGTAGATTTCAAAAATGAACAGTTATACAGACAAGATAGCATTGATAAACAACTAAAAATCGAGTTTGATAGTGGAACAATCACAAATTCCGATATTCCTAGCGAACAGTTTGAACTAACAGAAAGTTTAACATCGGAAAGCCAACTTGTATTTGGTAGTTGTGAAGCAAGTGAGATTAAGTTTCGTATTTATAATGTATTTTTGCCATTAAAAGATAAGTGGCTAACAGTATTGCAAACATTAGATGGCGACACTTCAAGTACGTTACAAATCGGAAAGTATAAAGTATATTCCGACAAGCCAACTGCTGATAGAGGTTATCGTGATGTGGTGGCTTATGATGCAATGTATGACATTATCAGTACTGATGTTGCTAGTTGGTACAATGGCTTGACATTTCCTATGTCTTTAAAAGCGTTTAGAGATAGTTTTTTCGCATTTTTTGGCATAGAGCAGATAGAAGTATCACTTGTCAATGATTCAATGGAAATAGATCGTACAATAGACGTTCAAGTTTTAAGTGGTAGGGATGTAATTCAAAGCATTTGCGAGATTAACGGATGTTTTGGTCACATTGCAAGAAACGGAAAATTTAAGTACGTTTTTCTTGAAACTATTAGGGGCGGTTTATATCCAAGTAATGACATATATCCGGCAAATGATTTATTCCCGGTTGAACCAAATGTACAAACGGTTGGTAAGGGATTGTATGTCGACACACCTACTTATGAAGATTTTACTGTAAAACCGATTGACAAGTTGCAGATACGAGAAAAAGAGGGAGATATAGGGGTAATTGTAGGAAATGGAGATAATACCTATATTGTAGAAGATAATTTCCTTGTTTATGGCAAATCTACGGAAGATTTAACAGTAATTGCGGAGAATATGTTATCTGTAATTGACGGATTGGAATACAGACCATTTGACGCAACCTTAGTAGGAAATCCTTGTTTTGAGGTTGGCGATATGGTGCGTTTGAATACCAAGTATCAAATCATTGATAGTTATGTGCTACAACGTACATTAAGTGGTGTTCAAGCCTTGCGTGATAACTTTACTGCAGAGGGAGAAGAATACCAAAGCGAGAAAGTAAATGATATACAAACCGAAATAAAGCAATTAAGGGGCAAATCAAACACTTTAGAAAGAAGTATTGAGGAAACAAGGTCAACGATTGCAGATGTTGAACAAGGTTTGCAAAGTGAGATTTCTCAAACTGCGGATGAAATTAGATTTACAGTGGCAAAAACACAGGTTGAATGGGATACAAGTAGGCTAGATGGCGGTCCTATTCTTTATGATTACGGTCCACCAACTATATCACCTGATACAGGTTTTGCTTACTATGTTGACGTAGAAACAGGAACATGGTATATGGCCGGAGTTGTCGAGGGTGGCACACCAAAATGGTACAACATGGGACAACTTGAGAATGTGTTTGAGAATATGAGTTCCGAAATCGAACAAAACGCACAACGAATTGCATTAAAGGTAACAAGGGGAGAAGTATCATCTGAATTGAGCGTTGAAGATAGCCAAATTACTATTAGTGGTAATCGTTTGGTTGTAGATAGTACGAATTTCAATCTTGATGAGAATGGAAATGTTGCTTTAACAGGAGAAGTAAACGCAACAACATTTAGTGCGAATGAAAGTGTGCGTATATATAGTTATAATAGCTTGTATGAAGGAGAAAAAAACTATGTAGATGCGATATATACGAAAATAACACAAGTAGGTGCATTGTCATTAGGTAAACTGCATTCTAACATTGAAAACTTTGATAGAGCAATTACAACGCCTTATTTAACGTCAGTTGGATTGTTGAGTAATGGAAACGTACAAGTAAATGGCAATTTCATAGTTTCAGGGGAAAAATCAAGGGTAGCAAGCACAGACAACTACAACGAAAGATTGCTTTACTGTTACGAAATGCCAAGTCCTTTGTTTGGAGATATAGGTCATGGAGTTATCGCAGAAGATGGCACTTGTTACGTTGACATTGACAGTATATTTGCAGAAACAATAGATACAATTCAAGAATATTATGTTTTTCTAACTCCATATAAAACAGATAAAACCATGTTCGTAGCAGAAAAAGAGCATGGTTATTTTATTGTAAAGGGAGAACCAAATACAGAGTTTGATTGGGAGATTAAGGCAAAACAATTAGATTTCTCAATGGAAAGACTAGAAGAAAGCATAGTAGAAGATACAAATGATATTGATTACGAGGAGCAAGCAATCAATTATCTTAATGAGTATGAAAAGGAGTTGACAAGTTATGAGTATTAAAAAGGTTACGTCATTTACGCATCACGTTACAGGAGAAGGTAGCAGAATTTCGGCAACATATTCAGAGATTTCCGAGAGTGGAGAAATAATTAGAAGTAATGTGCGCTTCAATACTGTTGTGCTTGACATAGATGCGGAAACACTAGCACACATTCAAGCAATCAATGATTATGTAACTGCAAGGATTCCGGAGTAAAGGAAGTGATGTAAATGATTAAAGCACATACACCTATAAATTGGGAAAACGAACCTAGTTATAATACACCGATTAACGAAACGAATCTTAACAAGATGGATTCTACCATTGGTGTGCTAGATGACAGAATTATCGAGCAAGATACTAGCAAACTTGATAAGACAACTGCTTACACAATGGTAAAAGACATTTCATTTAATGAGAATAATGGTGTATTTACTGTTACACGTTTGAATGGTTCGACATTTACGATTGATACAAGACTAGAGAAGATTGCCATTAACTTTAGGTACGATTATTCTACGCAAAAGTTGATTGTTACTTTGATTGATGGTACTACACAATCTATTGATATGTCAGCACTTCTTACGCAGTATGAATTTACCGACAGTAATCAAATCGGTTGGGAATTAACAGAAGACGGAAAGGTAAAAGCAAAGATTCTTAACGGAAGTATTACAGAAGATATGCTACAACCTAATTATTTGGCTGAAATTAAGGTTGAAACTGCTAAATCGGCACAATATATGGCTAACGCTAAAATTAGTGAAAATAACGCTAAACAGAGCGAATTAAACGCAAAGGCAAGTGAAGAACAAGCACTTGAATACAGTAACAACGCACAACCTCTAGCACAATCTGTTAGTGGCAACAATCCTACTGCTACTAATACCACAAACGCAAGTCTGATTTATCTTAACAATAATGGATACACACAACAAGACGGTACACCATCCCCTGATGCACCTATCCGTATCGGTGGACTAGCCGACAAGGGATATTTTGATGGACAACTAGTGCTAAGTAGTGACGTACTTGAAAATGCAATCTCAAATAAAAATCCATTTACTTGTAAAGCAGGTGATGTGATTAAGGTAATTTATGAGGATGTTGTGGATAATTTTTCCTTACGACTTATAGATACTGATGGTCAAGCGTGGCCATACAACCTTTCAAATGTAAATGAAATGGAATGGGCAGCACCTAAAGATGCACAAGAAGTATATTTCTATATCAAGAATGACACCATATCGTCAGTAGCAGATGCAAAGCACATCACTGTCACAATCAACGGAATGTATGCGGTTAGGGTTAAGACACAGAATAAGAACTTGTTTAAGTGTAGAAATCATGCCGGCACAAATCTAGGTATTACGTTTGATATAAGTAGTGAAAAAGGAACAATGACCATTAGCGGAACTAATACAGCCGAATGGACATTAGACATTGGTTATATCGAATTAAAAGCAGGAAATAGCTACATTATATCAAAGTGTGGAAATATGGGGTTTGCTATTCAAGGGCTTAATGGACAATCAGCAGTTATTGATATTAGTGGCGAGAAAAAGGTAGATGTTACAACCGGTTGCAATGTACGAGTTTTCAAGTGGTTTGCAAAAAATGGCACTTACAACGGAGTTATTACACCTATGGTACGTTTTGCTAATGTGGAAGACGATACCTTTGAGCCATATAAAGAGCCAACCACAGCACTCATCCCTGTATCTGCACCATTCTATGATGGTGATTACATTGAAGTGTATGCTGATGGTAGTGGGCGAGAGTATCATGCTATGGGCAATTATGTTTTAGACGCTACTAAGAATTGGAATAAGACAGGAACAAATGTTGATAGATATTATTACACATATACTTCTTTAGGTATTGATGTAGACACTAATCAATATGCAAATATGAAGTGTACACATTTTACTAGAAGTGGTTCGGCTGAAACAGTTGGATTGTTTACATCTAATGCAACTTCAATAGGATTTGCGTTTGCAGATAAAGGCACTACAACATTAACAGATTGGAAAAATTTCTTATCTAATAATAAGGTACATTTGATATATCCATTAGCCACACCAACATCCACACCACTCACAGCAGAGCAAGTGGCAGAGTTTAGGAAGCTAAGAACCTACAAGGGTGTAACTTATATCACCGCTGATGGAGAGGTGACGGTTAGATATTACTGTGATAATGCTAGCGGAGAAACTGCGGCTATGTTACAAAAAATGATTCAAGGCATATCTTAATCGGTATGCCTTTTTATTATGGAAAGGAATGATTTTTATGGAAATTTTAATTATTTGCGGTCATGGAGCAGGAGATAACGGTGCTTGTGCAAAGATTAAGGGTAAAACCTACAAAGAAGCAACAGAAACACGAACAATGGGGAAAAAACTTCAAACACAATTAAAGAAGTACAAGAATGTTACTGTTGATATGTACCCTACTAGCCGAAATGCCTATGAGGACATTAAAAATGGCAAGCGTCAAGTCAATTTTGCATTGTATGACTATATTATTGAGTTGCACTTTAATGCGTGTGTAAATGATTTGAATGGAAACGGAAAAACCACAGGAACGGAAATTTTTGTTACTAAACCGGACAAGACAATTGCAACAGAAGAACTGATTGTAAAGAATGTTGCATCTGTTGGCTTTAAGAATCGTGGTGTTAAGCGTGCGAATTACACTGTTATTTGGAACGCAAATCAAAAATGTAGCGTAGAATCTGCATTACTTGAAATTTGCTTTATTGATGATGCAGACGATATGGCAATTTACACTAAGAACAAAGATAAGATTGCTAAGAAGATTGCGAAAGCTATCGCAACATCTTACAAGCTGAAATTGAAGTCCGACAAGTCACTTTCTGTTGGAGATAAGGTAATGGTAAAGGCAAACGCAAAAGACATTAACAGTGGCAAAAAGTATTCTAAGTTTGTTTACAACACTGTTTATACGGTTATCCGGGTAGATAAGGGAGATAAGATTGCATTTGGCTTAAATGGTATTACTGTCGGATATACGAAGAAAAGCAACTTAAAAGAAGTGTAATATGTCGAATTATCCGTTTTTATACAAATTTATTTCCTCTTTTTACTGATTAAAAATTGTATTTATTCTGATACAATATGAATGTCTTAGATATTCCCTAAATCTAAGGTATTCAAGTTCTGGACGTGGGGCGAGGTTTCCGCATTTTAGCCTTGCCCTAAAACCCTAAAACATTTGTTCGGAATTTGACATAGTTTGTCAGCTTAGTGTGTTACATTATATACAAGGGATTTCGACAAGTGATTATGGGAGGAAAAAACGGATGGAAGAAGTGTACGAAGAAATTGTAAAATTATTAAGAAACATTGAAAACAAAGATTTATTGAAGTATATTTTATCGTTTATTAAAGAAGCAATTAAATTGTGGGGATAATAACAAAGGGTAGGCTACTCGGTTGAATAGTCTACCCTGTTTTTTATTGTAATTCTACATAATACATATCAATACTTGGTATTTGTGATTTTTCACTATTTGTTGTAAAACCTATCATATTCTTTTGCGATTCGGTCAATGTTGCTAATCCACTTCCCAATCCATATAAAACAACGGTATCTCCACTAGCAATAGTCGGTTCTTTTACATCTCTATAATCTTCAACATATACATCTTTTCCATCTGCAGTGCAGTAATAAACATCTACAAAACCTAAATATGCAGTATCATACTCATTTATATATAATGTAATCTTTATAGGCTTATCCCTATATGTTTCCGGGTTCCTATAAATATCTTCGTATGTTACTTCTACTGCCCGTTCCTTAATTTCGTCAACGGTTATTTTAGGCTCTTGTGTTGTTTCAGCTTCGGTTTTTACTTCTGTTGTAACTTGTTCTGTTGTCGCTTCGGTTGAAGTCTCTGTCAATGATTCTTTATCAAGAAGTAAGAATATTCCAAACCAAATTACAGATATGCAAATTGCTATAATTGAAACAACCTTATTTCTACCATCCTTTTTAAATAAATCTATAATAGCTAAAAATCCACCTATTGTAGATAAACAACCACATCCTAAAATAGAAATAACCAATGCTATTATTGATAAAGAACTGACTTTTCCTTTTTTGAGATCTGTATTACTAATATCTAAGTCTGTTTTTTCCATGCAAGTATCACAATAAGCAAATCGGTGTATTATAGGAAGATTTCTATTATCAATTCCTACTTGTTCTGTTCCTATTCGCATTTCTTTTTCGCATTTTTTACATTTCATTTGTAATACCCCCTTATTTAACCATACCACTCATAATAGTAAGTATGGCTTGTTTCTGTTCTTCTGTTAGTTTTTCGTAGAGTGAGATTAACTGGATGTGTTCTATGGCACTTTCCGGGTTTGGTGCATTATCTTTCTTTTGTTTTTCAATAATCATACCCATATCTACATCTAAGAAATCGCAAATAGCTTGTAATTTGTCAGCTTTTGGTGTGTATTTTCCGCTTTTCCAATTAGAAAGAGTAACGGTTGATACACCTGTTTCTTTAGATACTTTGTATGCAGATATTCCCTTTGCCTTAATGATTTTCTCAAAGTTCTCATAGCTTTTGTCAGACATAAAATCACCCCTAAAAAATATTTAAGAAAAGTTAGCGAAATATGTTGACACGCTAAGAAAACTGTGTTAAACTCTATTTGTATCTAAGGTTTGTTAGATAAAACAAATGGGGCTCGCAGATATCTAAGTCAACTATATTTCAAGTGTGGTAACTTCGATTATATAAGAAAACTTAGATACTGTCAAGCCTATATCATTAAATGAAAGGAGTGAGTAGTTTTGACAGATACTAAGAAAGAAAACAATTCTTTTGCATATCTAAAATTCAAGCAATTATGCGAACAAAACCACGTTACAGCATATCAAGTATCAGTTGGGACAGAAGGTAAGGTTTCTACTGCGGTTTTAAGTCAGTGGAAAAACGGAGAGTACAACTTGAAGTTAGACAAACTCATGTTGATTGCTAACTACTTTAATGTTCCAATTACAGTTTTTATTGAGTAAGAAAGGAATGACAATGGCAGATTTAGAAACAATCAAAGGAAAGGTTCTCATAGATGCAGAACGCTACGAAGAACTGATTAAAACGGAAGCCAAAGTTGAAACAGTTGTCAATTACATACAATCGGAAGATTACATATCCGTAGGAAAATTGATGGCTATGTTTGGTTTCCACATACCAAAGGAAAAGGAGAAAAAATATGAAGAAGTTATGGAATTGGATTCTTAATTGCGATTACAACAGGGTTGAAGCAACGCAGAATTTTGGTTTTTCACTTACTATGGTGTTTTTGGTTTTAGCCGGTGTAATGCAGTTTACAGACTACTTAACACTATTTTCACTAACCATAGCCGGACTTGCAATCGGACTTGTGATTTGGGGTTTGGGTATGTTGTGGAGTGAATTTAGGGAAAGGGCAGAAGATTTATGGCAAAACAACTAAGAAAGCTAACAAATCAAATGAAACGGATATTGAGTAAGCACGAATTAAATGCTGATGATTTCCGTTTGGTAACGCAAGACACTAGGTATTTTACTGTCAAGCACGTTACAACAGGCGAACAAATGACGTTTGCAAAATAAAAAGCACTATACAGACCTACCAAATCAGAATAGTGCTTTAAGTAACCACTAACTACGCAATTACTTTGCGTGATTATAACACGAAATGAGAGGTTATTCAATATGGATATGAATTTAAGTAACTTTACGAATTATGACAGAAAAGGTTTTAAGGTATATGAGTTTTCTTTTTGTTGGAATGGTTTCCGTTTTCAAGTGATTTACGGACAGATGCACAATGGTAATTCTCCGCAGTGGTTTATTGCAATCCCGGAAGAAGAATTATGTTGTATCGCAGCGGAGCCAACGAATATTTACACGAATGAAACGCATTTAGAGAAGATTGTTGGATACAGAAAGAAAGCACAGGCAATCGCAATGGCAATTATGGCACATTATGAGGAAAGTGAGGACAAGGGATGATTACAGTAGATAGAGTAGGAGATTTATTATTCAGCGTCGGTATTAGTCCTAGTTTAAAGGGATTTCAGTACATTATTTATTCGGTGCTTCTATATGAGCAAGACACTACGCAACCGATTACCAATATTTATGTTGATGTTGCAAGCAAGTATAAGGCAACTCCAACATCCGTTGAAAGAGCAATGAGAAGTGCTTTTGCGAAGATGGATAGAAAGAGCGAGAAAGTGATTGATATTTTTGGGGAATACGCAAGCACAAACAAAGAGTATATCGCAATTATTTGTTGGCATTTGAGAGAAAGAGAGGGGAAATAAAATGAGTATTGATTATTCGAAGTTGAACGAAATTACAGTGAAATCACAAGATGAATTAGATGCAATTCCATTAGATTTTAGAGGAAGAATCTATATTCAGTTTGGTACATATTACACTCCGGCGATTGTGAGAAATAAGTATTACAGAAATGTTGAGGCTAGGGAAAATTCTTCGGTTGAGGCTTGGGGAAATTCTTCGGTTGTGGCTTGGGGAAATTCTTCGGTTGAGGCTAGGGGAAATTCTTCGGTTGTGGCTTGGGGAAATTCTTCGGTTGAGGCTTGGGGAAATTCTTCGGTTGTGGCTTGGGAAAATTCTTCGGTTGTGGCTAGGGAAAATTCTTCGGTTGAGGCTAGGGGAAATTCTTCGGTTGTGGCTTGGGGAAATTCTTCGGTTGTGGCTTGGGGAAATTCTTCGGTTGTGGCTTGGGGAAATTCTTCGGTTGTGGCTTGGGAAAATTCTTCGGTTGTGGCTGATGGTAACACACAAGTAGTTGATAGATTGCGTGGTGGAAAAATTGAGATTACAGGCAATTCGAGAATTGTATATATGCCAAAGACGATTGATGAATATTGTTCATTCTATGGCATTAAAAGAACAAAGAAAAAGGGTAAGTTTTTCAAAGCAGTTCATAAATCCGATACAGGAGAATACTACTCGGATAAAGATTGGGATTTCTTATACGTTATCGGCAAGAAAGCAAAGGCAGACTTCTTAACAGAAGACACAAGAGAAGATTGTGGTCACGGAATCCACATTGCACATTTGAACTGGTGCTTAGATTACGGAAAAGATTGGAATAACTTGGCAATTCTTGAAGTAGAAGTAGAACTTGACAAGATTATTGTTCCGGATAATTGTCCTGGTAAGGTTCGTTGCCTGGAAGTAAAGGTTTTGCGTGAAGTTCCATTAGAAGAATGCGGAATTTACGGAAAGATGATTGCAAAGAGATTGAATAAGGAAAGCGAGGAATGATTATGGCTAAAGGCTTAGTAATCAGTAACAAGGAATACAGACAAATGGAGGGCATTTCTTCTACTGAACTTAAAAAAATACTTAAAAGCCCACAACATTATAAATATTGGAAAGAAAATCAAACCGATTTTGACTCTCCATCCTTACTTATGGGCAGAGCTGCACACAAGTACATTTTGGAAACTTACGATTTCTACAACGAATTTGCAGTAGCACCTAATTGCGACAGAAGAACCAAAGAGGGTAAGGAAACATGGAATAAGTTTGTTGCTGAAAGTGATGGCAAAGACGTTATTACACAGGAGCAGTTTGAACAGATTGACGAAATGCGTACTTCTGCTTATGCGACACCGTTTGTAAGCAAGTTGTTAAGTGGTGATAAGGAACTATCATTTTGGGGAGTAGACGAAGATACGGGATTGAAAATCAAGTGTAGACCAGATTGTATCACAGACTTTAACGGACAACACATTTTGATTGATTACAAGACCGCACAAGACGTTGAAAACATTAAGTTTTGCAGAGATAGTATCAAGTTTGGATATGACCTACAACTTGCCATGTACAGAGAGATACTAAAGCAGAATACAGGACACGATTACACAGTGGTTATTATCGCACAAGAGAAATCTGCACCTTATGTAACAAACGTATTTCAGTTATCGGAAAACTACTTACAGAGTGGTACAGAGTTATACAAGGAAATGCTGAAAGTATATAAGGAATGTTCGGAAACAGATAATTGGTATGGCTATATGCGTGATGGTATTAGCATTTTAGGTCAGCCGGATGATGTAGAAAGCGAGGAATAGTTATGTCAGAAGAAATTAAGAAAGAAGAAGTAAAACAGGAAGTTGCAGTATCAGAGCAACACGTCAATATGGTAGCAGATTTAGAGGGTGGTTTATATAGCAGTTCCGACACTTTGAGAATTGCTAGAAACTTTGCACAGGACTTGTCAAAAAGCACAATGATACCTATGCAGTATCAGAATAATTATGCTAACTGTCTTGTAGCTTTAGAGTATGCGAACAGAACAGGGCAATCTCCGTTACAGGTAATGCAATCTCTTAATGTGATTCAGGGTAGACCTTCGTGGGATAGTAAGGCACTTATCGGAATGATTAACACAAGCGGAAAGTACGACCACGATTTACGCTTTACCTATGAAAAAGACGATAAAGGCGAGATTATTAGTTGTTTTGCGTGGACTAAGAAAGATGGCGAGATTGTAGAGGGTATTCCGTACACTATGGCAAAGGCAGAGAAAGAGGGATTGCTTAGAAAGAATAATAGTTATTGGAATAAAGATCACGTTCTTATGCTTACATATCGTGCAGTATCAAGATTTGCTTCAATTAACTGCCCGGAAATCACTTTAGGTTTATATACCACAGAAGAGGTAAGAGATTTTTCGACAGTAAAGCAGAGTAAAGCAAGCCTTAATGATGTGTTGGCAGAGGATGTAGAAGTGGAATGTGAGGTTATTGAATGAAATACAAAGTAATCATAGCCAACAACAACCGAAAGTTTCCACTTAAAGGACTTAATGAGTTGCTTGCCGGCAGAGTATATAACTTCCGTACAAAGAAGTATCACAACACTGTAAAGGCTAGTAATGACAAGGTTTGCTTATGTGCAATCAGAAAGTATATGCCAAAGGTTAAGATTAACAATCCTATTCGGTGTACCTACTACATATATGCACAGGATAAAAGACATGATCGTGGCAATATTTACAGTGCAACCGAGAAATCGTTTTTAGATGCACTTCAACAGGCAAAAGTTATTAGTAATGATGGTTTCGATAATGTGATGGATAGCCGATTTTTTACGGAAGTTGATAGAAGCAATCCTCGTGTTGAAGTAGTGATTGAAGAATTGGAGTGAGTTTATGGTAGCACATTGTTTATTTGAACAATCAGGAACATTTAAGAATGAGTTTAAGAAATTAGGTTATGAAGCCTATGACTATGACATTCAAAATGAGTTTGGAGAAACGGACTATGTTATAGATTTGTTTGCAGAAATTAGGGGGGGGTACGAAGGAAAGCCTAGTATCTTTGACAACATAAGCAAAGATGATTTGATACTTGCGTTTTTTCCGTGTACTAGGTTTGAGAGTAGAACACCACTTTTCTTTAGGGGTGAAGCTACTCAACAAAAGAATTGGGATGTATTTAAAAAATTAGATTATGCAATGAATTTACACGATGAATTGCACGAATTTTATTTACTGATTTCAAAGTTGGTTTATGTAGCCGAAAAGAAAGGGTTGCGAATGGTTATTGAAAACCCTTATATGCAGCCACATTATCTCACAACGTATTGGTGTTTAAAACCAAAATTGATTGATATGGATAGGTCGGCAAATGGAGATTATTATAAAAAACCTACTCAATATTGGTTTATAAACTGTGAGCCTAAAGACGATTTAGTTTTTGAGCCAATAGAGCATGTTCCAGTGACAAGCATATGCAACGTAAAGAAAAAGGGTGATTTATCTGTTAAGACACAAAGGTCAATGATACATCCTCAATACGCAAGCAGATTTATAAGGCAATACTTGATTGATTATGATTTTACACAAGATGGTATTTTCTCGCAAAACACAAACCAACAACAATAAAAGTAACCATTGATTAAATAATAGTGATTAAAACCTCGTATTTTGCCCTATTTTCGATTTTGAGTATCAAGTCAAGGAAATAGTCGAATTTGATATTTAATTTGAAATTTGGGGTGAATATGAGCGTAGAAAGGGGATGCAGGATTGAATACGGAAGTAATGTTTAGCAGTAAAACAGATCAATGGGCAACTCCGCAAGATTTTTTTGACAAATTAAATGATGAATTTCACTTTACGCTAGATCCTTGTGCTGATGAAACAAATCATAAATGCGAAAAGTATTTTACAAAAGAAGATGATGGACTTATTCAGTGTTGGCGAGGAGAAACAGTATTTTGCAATCCGCCTTATGGCAGAGAAATATGTAATTGGGTTAAAAGATGTTATATGCACAGCGTAGTTGATTGTGGAATTGCGGTTATGTTGATACCTGCAAGGACAGATACAAAGTGGTTTCACGAATACGTTTATAACAAGCCAAATGTTGAAATTAGATTTATTAAGGGAAGATTAAAGTTTGGCGGATCTAAAAATTCAGCACCATTTCCGAGTATGGTTGTGGTGTTTAGAAACAGAACTTGAAACGAGGTGATGAAGTGGCAGAGAGAAGAATGTTTGCAAAAACAATAATTGATAGTGACGTATTTCTTGATATGCCATTATCGACACAAGCATTATATTTTCACTTATCAATGCGTGCCGATGATGATGGGTTTATCAACAATCCTAAAAAAATTCAAAGAATTATAGGTGCTTCGGATGATGATTTAAAGTTGCTAATTGCAAAAAATTTCATTATTCCTTTTGAATCCGGGATTGTGGTTATTAAGCATTGGAAGATACATAACTATATCAGAAATGACAGATACAAAGAAACTGTATATCAAGAAGAAAAGGCATTGCTAGACACTAAAGGAAACAAGGCTTACACGCTTGGTATACCAAATGACAACCAAATGGATACCCAGGTTAGGTTAGGTAAGGATAGGTTAGGTAAGGATAGGATAGATATACGCACGCACGCACGCGAGGATGAAATTCAACCTTTGCAATTTGACGTAGAAAAGGTATGGAAAGATACCTACAAGGTTTATCCAAAACAATCTTATTCACATTCTGCAAAAATTGCGTGGCTTGATTTGTTTAAGGGTATTGCACAGGATAATCAACTTAATGTAGCAAAAATGATTGTGTATGCAATTCAATTCTACTTAGAAGATTACAAGAAACAAAACCCAGATGATGATACTTTCAGATATGTACCACGATTTGATACTTGGCTGAAAGAAGATTGTATGTATTGGATTGGTGTGTATGAGGAAAAGAAGAAAGGATGATGTATATGGCAAAAGTAGAACACAAGCCAACGCAGAACGAAAGAATTTTGAAATACATTGAGAAGTTTGGAAGTATCACACAATTTGAAGCATTACAAGATTTAGGAATTTTACGTTTGGCTTCACGAATTTGTGACTTGCGAAGATTAGGTTATCCGATTACTAGCGAAATGGTAACGGTTAAGAACAGATTTGAAGAAGATTGCCACGTTAAGAGGTACAGAATGGCAACAAAGGAAGTGTAGCAAATGAACCAGAACTTGAAAATTGAACAGGCGGTTATCGGTTCAATACTGATGGATAACGATTGTATGTATCAAATATACAACACATTAAAGGCTGAAATGTTCCAATGGGAATTTACAAGAGAATGTTACAAGATAATGCTTGCAATGTATGACAGAGGACAAGCAATCGACTTAATGACAGTTGCTAGTGAACTATCAAACCCACAAATGAGTGATGAACAAATAGCAAATCAGTTGTCGGAATGTGTAATTGCAGTAGACTCTTCAGCATTTGTAAAGAACAAGGCTGACTTAATTATCAAGAATTATCGTTCACGAATGGCAAAAGAAGTATTTGAAAAGATTGATTTATCACCAAATGCGATTGACAACTCACTAGCTGAAATGATTGCACGATTTGAAGAATTGCAACAAAACCTTAATGTACGTTCAAAGTCACTAGCACAGATTGTCAAGGAAAACAAAGATAACTATTTTAATGACAAGGTAACAAAGGAATTAGTTAGAACAGGGTTTTACAATCTTGACGAGTGCATCGGTGGTTTAGAAGCAGGTGACGTAACTGTAATAGCTGCCAGACCGGCAGTAGGTAAATCGGCATTTGTAACACAGATTATCGGTAACATTGCGAAAAAGGGAAAACGTGTTGGCTACTTCAACCTAGAAATGAACGAAAACCAAGTGTACGAGCGTTTTCTTGCGAGAATGGCAGAATTGAAACTCACTAGAATACGAAAGGCAAAGGCATTTTTAGGAGATGAAAAAGAGTTATTTGATAAAGCAAACGAGCAGATGCAGAACTTAGACGTAATTATATCCACAGGAAGTAAGACCATAACCGAGATTAAGGCAGAAAGCAGACACCAACAATTTGATGTGATCGTGATTGACTACTTGCAACTTGTAAAGGCAGAACGGAAATTCAGCAATCGTGCAAGTGAAGTAGGTATGATTTCCAAAGCAATTAAAGAGTTGGCTATGGAGTTAAAAGTTCCTATTCTGCTACTTTCACAGCTTAACCGAGTTTCAGAGGGAAAAGAAACTAAAGAGCCGACTATGGCAGAGTTAAGAGAAAGTGGAGATATAGAACAGGATGCAAGCAACATCATACTGATTTGGAATTTATCGGAGAACAACAGAAGTTTCAAAGGTGTAAAGGTTGATAAGTGCAGACAGAGTGAGTTGATAAAAGAGGGTATGTGGTTTGATGGAAGTCATATGTGCTTTGAAGAACGTGTTTCAGAAACATTCGAGCAATTTTCTAAGAGAGCAAAGCAGAATGAAACAGATTTTCAACCGATACCACAGGACAACGATTTTATGAGTGATTGGAGTTGATTAAGTGATTATAAAAAGTCAAACAGGAAAATGTCACGATATTTATGAGTTTAGTACAAGTGGCGTAAGTGTTTTCTGTAAAGATAATATCGACAGAAGATACAAACATATTTTGGGAACTTATAACTCAAGAGAAAGAGCAACACAGGTATTTCAAGAAATAAGATGTGAAACAAGTGGTTATTATGAAATGCCAATAGAGTAGGAGTTGATAGCGTGGCACAACAAAAATTTGAAAAAGGTACAGAGTTGCACCAAATGATAAATGACTACTTGCGATTACTACAACAGTTTTGGGTAGTTGAGGAAAGCGATAGTTACTGGGAAGAATTGATGAATGCAATTTATGATTTCTATGGAAAGTATAAAGAAGTTGACAATGTGTTTTCAGTAACAATGGCACTAGCATTTCTTGATGTGTTGGAAGAAAAGGCAAGAAATAAGCGAGGTATTAAGGGTAAGTTATTTGAACGATTGGAGAGTGATACAAATGGCAATTAAATACGTTGATGATTGCGTACAGTGTTCTAACGGATGCGTAAATTGTGGCAGAAAAAGAATTGCAGTTCCATATTGTGACAAGTGCAATGATGACACAAGTCCGATTTACGAATATGAGGGAGAACAGCTTTGTATTAGTTGTATTGAGAAAGAGTTGGAAGAGGTGGTTGCTTAATGGCTAACAAACATACAATATCGGATTTGTACCAAATGCAGAGTTTACCACTTGAAGCAAAGATAAGAATGACAGAAAGACGTTTGCAAGATTGGTACGATTATTACGAAGGACAAGTATATGTCAGCTTTAGTGGTGGCAAGGACAGTACAGTGTTGTTGCATATAGCAAGAAGATTGTTTCCAAGCATTAAAGCGGTGTTTGTTGATACAGGGTTGGAATATCCAGAGATACGAGAATTTGTGAAGTCTTTTAATAATGTTGATTGGCTGAAACCCAAAATGAACTTTCGACAAGTGATTGAAAAGTATGGTTATCCATTTATTTCAAAAGAAGTTTCGGAATGTGTTGACGGAGCGAGAAAGTATCTTAAAATCCTAACAGACAGACAGACAGACAGACAGACAGACAGACAGACAGACAGACAGACGATACCTTACAACTCGTTTATGGCGGATGTGCTAGGAATAGACAGGAGAACGGACAAGAACAATCCGAGTTATCAAGCAATCAAGATGGGGAATGTCCCTAAAGAGCCCGCAAGACTTAAAAAGTTACTAGGTACATTAGAACACAAAGAAAAAGGTGTGCTAACTAACGAAAGTTCAAGTATGTACGATAGGTCAAGATATAAATTCTTCTTAAATGCACCATTTAACATTTCTTCTAAGTGTTGCAACGTAATGAAAAAAGAGCCATTACACAGATACAACAAGCAGACAAAAAGAAAGCCTATAACCGCACAGATGGCAGATGAAAGTAAAATGCGTACACAAAAGTGGTTACAGAATGGTTGTAATGGATTTGAAATGAAATCTCCAATTAGCAACCCTATGGCATTTTGGACGGAACAAGATGTTTTGCTTTATATCAAACTATTCAACATTCAGATAGCAAGTGTTTACGGAGAAATAGTAAGAGATTATGAAGCAGAAAAGCAGATTAACGGACAACTTGATTTTGCAGATTGTGAGCAAGCGTTTCAACTAGAAGAATTTGAACTTGAAAGACCGATACTAAAAACTACTGGTTGCGATAGAACAGGTTGTATGTTTTGCGGTTATGGTTGTCATTTAGAGAAAAGCCCGAACAGATTTGAAAGGATGAAAGAAACACATCCAAATCAATATGATTACATAATGCGTCCTACGGAACAGGGTGGATTGAATTACAAAGAGGTTATTGATTGGATAAACGAAAACGGAGATATGAATATTAAATATTAGGGAAGTGAGAACTTGAATAGCAGAGAAGAAACACTACGCAGGAGAAGAGAAGCTGACAAATTGCGTAGAGAAGAAAGAAAGGAAAATCACATTTGTATTAGATGTGGCAAAAATCCAACAACAGATAAATCTATGTGTGATGATTGCCGAGATAAGATGGCTACATATCGAAACGAAACAAGGAAATTTAACAAAGAACACAATATTTGTACGATGTGCAGACACGAAATTGTCTATGATGGGTTTTCTACTTGTGAAATGTGCAGAGAAAAGCAAAAGGAATATTCTGCAAAATTCTATTCCAAAGAAACAGAGGTTAAACGGAAAGAACGAAAAAGAAAGCAAGCTGAATATATGCGAGATAAGAGAGCAAAAAGAAAAGAACAAGGTGTTTGTGTTGAGTGCGGCAAAAAGTTGTGTGCTAATAGCCAGATACATTGTATCGAGCATTACATAGCAAACAAGAATAACTATACACCGGTTGAGATACCACGAGAGCAACGTGTTGGTTATGGACTTTGTTACACTTGTGGGAATGAGATTGAGAATACTCAATACAAACTTTGTAATTGTTGCTTAGACAGAGTTAGAAGTTTAGACAGAACAAATGGAGCAAGAGCAATAAGCCAAGTATGGAAACAGTATTATGGTTTTCCAGTACGCAAAGTTGCCAACAATTAGTAAGGGGTGAGGATAACAATGGTTAAACAATTAAGTCCATGTACGAAATGCAAAGACCGACATTTAGCTTGTCACGATAGTTGCCCTAAGTACAAGGAGTGGAAAGATTTCTTTGATACGGACAAACAAAAGTATCAAGATGACAAGTATAAACGGAAAGTTTTGCAAGAAGTAAAGAATAATGGTTACAAGAACATGACAACAAAAAGAGCAAGCAATAAGTTTTAGGGCGGGTGGCACAGATGGAAATTCGACAACCGACACTTGAAAACAAAAAGCTGATGGAAAGCAAAGGGTTAAATGCTGACAGATGGATTGTTGTTTGGGAAGATAAAGAAGTGTTAGAAGTTGTGAGTAAGAGAAGCAAACAACGGAGAGTTTTACGAAAGGGTGATTGAATGACTTGCAAAGAATGTAAGTTTGGAAAGTACAACAAGAAAACGGATACAGTACATTGCCGATTGCTAGGCAGAACATTGATTATTGATAGGGCAGAAAACTGTAATGATTATGAGTTGAAAACAAAGATTAAGAAGTATCGAGAAAGAATGAAAGAGAGGGAAGATGGATGACGCACGATATAGTAATGTTTTTATTGAATCTTGTAGTTACATTGATTGTTTTATATATGGGAAAACTTGGATTGTTGGAGCATATAGGATGTTTGTCAAGTGTATTATGTGGTGTTTTGGGAATTGAGCTAGGACTTTGTATAATCAAAATAAAAAATCAAATTAAAGAGTAAAAGGAGTATGGCTTATGCGACTAGGTAAATTATTATCGAGTATGACAAAGCCAGAACTTGAAGAGATTAGGGAAAATTGTAATTTATCTTACGAAGATAGCATAATATTTACTATGTTGTCACAAAATTGTAGCTTAACGGAAATCAGTATGGAAAATCAGATTTCGTTATCCACACTAAAGAGAAGGACAAAGACTATAAAAGAAAAGGTGGGAAAGCTATATGGTAAAAGTAATTAAAGGTGGAACGGAAGTAAAAGATATGTCAGTTGTTAAGTTGCCAAAAGAGGTATTAAGAATAATCAAAACATCCGTTCAGAATTGACAATATTGTTAAAAGTGATAGAATGTGTCGAATAGTGGTAAGTTCGGCACATTCGTTTTTAAGAAAGGAGATAAAGTTATGGAATGTGTCGCATATATGAGAGTTTCAACCGAAAAACAAGCAGAAGAGGGAAATGGACTTGATAGCCAAAAAAGAGATATTGTCAACTTTGCCGGAAAGAATGAATTTGTGATTAAAGAGTGGTATGTTGATGATGGTTATACTGGTTCAAATATGAACAGACCAGCTTTGCAAAGGTTGATTAACGATTGTTACAACGGAAAGGTAAAAAATATAATTGCTTTTAAACTTGATCGCTTGTCAAGAAATATGATTGATGGATTGTATATCATTGAAAAAATATTTATGCCAAATAGTGTAAATTTTAAATGCGTTCACGATAGTGTAAATTATGATAGTCCTATGGAGCAAGCTTACACACAAATGATGGCAGTGTTTTCGCAGCTTGATAAAAATACAATGTTGCTTCGTATGCGTGGTGGAATGTTAGAGCGTGTAAAACAAGGTTATTGGATGGGCGGTGGAAATCTTCCGTATTGTTATTCTTACGATAAAGAAGATGGAACACTAAAACCAATAACAGAAAGAAAAGAAGAAGCAAACAAAGCCATAAGACTTTATATTGATGGGTGGACCGACAAGAGAATACAAGAATGTTTTGGATATGCAACAGAGTGTACGGTTAGGAATATACTTACATCACCGGTAAATATTGGAATGATACCATACAAGGGTGAATTGTATAAGGGATTGCACGAACCTATATTTGACATTGAAATATTTGAAATGGCACAAAAGGTAAGAAAAGAGCGAAGCAAAAAGAGAATAACAACAAGGAATGTTCATTTACTTTCCGGACTTTGTTATTGTGGGGATTGTGGTTGTGCTATGAGATACCAAAAATGGGGAAGTAAAGGTTATCGTATTTATTGTTGTTCTAGGACAAAAGACAATTATTATTTACCAAACTACAATGAAGATTGCAAAAACACATTACATTGGTCAGATGAAGTCGAAAAAGAAGTTGAAAGTAAAATATTAGATATATCTCTAAATATCAAAATGGAAGATTTTGAGAAAAAAGAAGATAAAGTTTGTGTTTTAGAAAAGCAATTAGAAAATGTAAAATCAAAACTAAAGAGATTGTACGGAATTTATGCCGATGGAAATGATACTGTTGTAGAGATGATAACAGATTATGAAAAAGAAATAGAACGTATAAAGAAAAGCATAATTGAGGAACAAGAGAAAAAGGGAAATACAAAAGATAAGATTATTCAATACGAAAATATCAAAAAAATTGCCGACATTTGGGAGAACGTCAGCAATCAAGACAAAAATATGATATTAAAAAGTATAGTTGAAAAAATTACTATTGTCAATGGTGATATAGCTATATATTTAAAGGATTTCTAGCATTTTTCTCTACTGACTATATACCATACCGATGGCATATACCTAGTCGAAATAATCTCTACTAACTATAAATCATCCGATGGCATATACTTAGTCGAAATGCCGAACTTACCACTGTTTTAAATGGTTTTGAAACTTATACGAACTTTTATTGATACTAAAATGAGCCTTTGGGGTTCTTTTTTTATGCCAAAATTTAGGTATAAAAGGAGATGATGCTATGTACCCACAAGACGTTTACGAAGAAATTTTAATGCACGAAGAATTAAAGTGTGTTCCGCAGATTTATCAAACAATCTGTATTCACGCAGTAGAGGACGTGTTAGAACGCAAGGGATATTTTAGCAAATCGGAAAGCGAGGGTTTCTATGATGAATTTTCAGACACAGCAACCTATTAACCAATTTTATCAACCGCAACAGCAGTATATGCCAAATCCGTATATGCAACGGATGGAAAATCTGCAACAGTTTCAACAGGCAATACAGCCACAAGCACAGATACAGGGTGCAAACAATTTTACACCACTTGGAAAGATTGTAGATAGTGTGGATATTGTTAAGGCAACAGATATTCCTATGGACGGAAGTATGTATTATTTCCCAAAAGCAGATGGAAGCGAGATATTTGGCAAACAGTGGTTAGCAAACGGACAAACTCGTATTTTGACTTTTAAGGCGATTTTAGATGATGGGGGCAACAACTTATCAAACGAAGCAGAAAAATTCAAAATTGACGCCTTTAACGAGCTTACAGACACATTTCAAGGAATGTTTGACACTGTTATTGAACGTATAGACAAGTTAGAAAAGTATTTAAAGCCAAATTCACGCACAAAGAAAGAGGTAAATGCTGATGAATAGATTGAACCCACAAACAATTATACAACAAGCTATGAACAATTCACAAATGATGCAGAATCCAGTTATGAGAAATGCAATAGAAATGTATCAGAGAAAAGACACACAAGGATTGAATGAATTAGCAAGTAACTTGTGTAAGGAAAAAGGTACGACAATAGAAGAAATGACTAAACAAATAAA